GCATAGGAGGTATAAATTCCAGTCGGATTCTGACACTCAACGGTTCTCTCAGCTTGTAGATCTTTTCGGAGATCTTGCAAGGCGCCCTTGGTTCTTCAAGGAAGAAGACGGAACCATCTCCTTGCACAGGTTCACTAGGGGCCAGCCCTTAGGGCTGCGTCCCTCCTTTGCCACCTTTGCACTTACTCACAATATCCTTTTACAAGGTATTTGTGATAAGCACAGGGTTAGCAGAGATTGCTACGTGATTCTGGGTGATGACATTGTCATCTCTGACCCTGTTGTACACTTTGTGTACCGGGCCACCCTCAGGAATCTCGGATGCATAGTGAGTGAACCGAAGACACTGGCTTCCACCAGTGTTGCGGAGTTTGCAGGTAACGTCATTCTTCGGGACCAAATCCTCCATGGTTACAAATGGAGAGGGGTGAATGATAGCAACTTTGTTGCTATTGCTCAACATTACGGTATCAAAGCCCTGTCTATGTTGAATAGGCAGCAGCGGAGAATCGTAAAGGAGCTTGCCCCCATTCCAGAGTACCTTGGTGGCTTTGGTTGGAATCCCGGCGGTCTTTCCATCACTGAAAGACTGAGCACTCCACTAGCGCAGGCCCTCGTGGAAGCCCATGAGGTTGATCGTAAGATCTCCCTCATAGGGTACACGAGCCTTGAGAGCTATATCCGGTCCTTCGTGAAGGACTGGAATCAGCTTTTGAGTGATACTGAGCAAAGCACATTGCTTCAGCAGTGTGTCCAATTCGGCTCTTCGCCGTCTTGGGCCCAGTATTTACCTACGACCAGTAGGGTTAGTGAATCTGTCCCCAACTTTCGTAACCATATGGTTACCCAAGCCATGGAGAGCCATCCATTTTACATGGATAAGAGCGAGATCCTCTTTTGCACAGAGGAAGACTGTCATACCATTTCTGATATGTATGGTCCTCTCGTTCGGCTAGACAGGAAGACGGAATACTCACCGTCCCGCAAGTCAGCTTACGACCTGGTTGAAGCAACCTACAAAATGGAAGCTTCAGGAGTTGAAGAAAAGGTCTGGAGACCTCTCCGTGCTTCGATGAACAGAGTTCTAAGAAGACGGCAGAAGAAGACTCCATCTCCTCCATCATGGAAGAGACAGGAGACTCCCAAGACTTCGATCAGGAGAAAGTAGTCTCCCTCCTCATCGCCAAACAGCTCAGAGGTGTGAACTTACTCAAGGTTCGCCACCCAGAGACGTGTTGGACCCAGCCC